TCGTCAAGTGCGTTTTCTGAGTCGATCAATACGACAAAAATATCTTGTTCTTGTGCGGCCTTTACAATGTTGCCAGAACAAAAATAACTCTTGCCACTACCAGATTCTCCTGCAAATACAGTTACCTTGCCTAGCGGAACTCCTCTATGAAAGTCTCCACTAATAAGATAGTTTAGTGCATAGTTGCCTGTGCTGATCCAATCAGTCGGATCGTTAAAACCCATTCCAAGTCCGTCAATAGATTTGGTGAGGGTCTTTCTAAATTTTGAAATATCAAATGCTTTACTCATAATTTTGCCCTTGTTGAAGAAAGAGTGTGGGAGTTACCCCACACTCTATATTTTATTAACCGTTGTTCTGACGATTGCGAATCATGGCAAGGATATCTTGCGCACGACTTGCACTGTCACTGTCCGCTGCTGGAGCCGCCGGTGCAGCTTCTGCCTTTGGTGCCGGTGCAGCCGATTTGTCATCTTCTTCAACAGTTGAAGCGGTAGCCGGAGCAACGTTAGGATCGCCTGTACGCTGCGCCATACCTGCTGGACGGAAGTATTGACTCCAACGATCTGGATCGTATGCTTCGCCGTCTACAGATGCTTCAAACATTTCCTTCATTACCTTAAGTTCAACGTCTGTTGGCTTTTTAGGTAGGAAGTCTGACAGGTTAAACAATCCATGAGAATCAATAGCGGCCTTTTCTTCATCAGTTAGAGCACGTTCACGACGCGACCATTGCGATGTAGAATAATCTGCAAATCCGCCCTTAGATGTCTTTTTAATACGGAAGTCAACACCCTTTAGATAATCAGTTGGCAATTCGTCCAACTCTGGATCCATCAGTGCAGATTTAATAATCTGGAAAATTTGTGGTCCAATAATAAATCTACGGATAGGATTTTCTGGCTTGTTTTCTTCGTTAAGAGGATCCTCAACTACAAAGCCTTGGAAGATATACGAACGCTTCTTCCAATATTTACGACCCATATCTTCTAGTGCCGGGTCCTTAAACCATCCGCGAACTTCTGAAAGAATCGGACAAGTTGAACCGTCATTGTACATTTCAACACAGGGAACCTGTACCTGTACCTGACGTGAGTCAGTTTCACCCTTAATGCCTGCAAATGGAAGTTTAATCATTGCACGCTCTACCCAAAAGAATGTGTTATTTGAATCACCGTCCGGTAAGAAACGAACTACGGCTTCTTTGCCTTCTTGCATATTCCAGTGTGGGTAAATTGCGTTGTCGCCGCCTGTAGATTGACGGTTACCTGATGAGTTGTTTTGTGCTTCTTGAAGTTTTGCACGAATTTCTGCTAGTGTTGCCATTTTTATAGCCTCCTTATATATTGCCTAAATGGTGTATGCCTTAACGCACAATACATATTATGCGCTCTGTATTTATCATTGTCAAATGTTTTTAAAACTTTTTTATTCAAAAAGAAAGGGCGTTTCCGCCCTTCTTTGATTTACTTATTCATGACGTAAAGTGTCACTTCAAATCCAAAACGCATTTCTGTTGCTGTTGGTTTTTTCCACATAATGCATCTCCTTTCAACGATATTTAAACATATTATAGAAGAAAATGCTTACGCAAAATCATTAAAAACCGCTAAGTGCTTTAATGCGATCTAGTTCTTCGTTTTCTTGTTCAGCCTGTGCTTCAACGTATTCTGCACCTTGGTCTTGTACTGGTGCCATACGCTCAACCATTTTGCGAGCAACTGCTTCTGCCTGTTCGCCAAACTTCTTGCCTACCATTGTACAAACACCTTCTGGCCCTTTGGGGAAAGTTCCAGCATCTTTGTCATAAAAACTGTAAATAAATTCCGCCAATTCTTGAATTCCCATCTTGCGAGGTTCTTCCATTCCTTCTGTTGGAGGTTCAACTTCATTAGCGCCTACTGCCGGTTCGTCAGTCATATCACCAAAATCTAAATCGTCTAATACTTCAGGAGCATTATCTTCAATCCAAGCCTTAATTAAAGGACGAATACACTGATCTGGATCTTCTTTTGCTTTTTTCTTAATATCTTGTTCTAGTTTAGGATCGTCAATGATACCTTCTAAACTTGCGATAGCATTGGTTCCATCAACACCTGGAGGGAAATGTTCGCCTACTAGATCGTTTAATTTTTGTACTGCTGTTTTTCTTTCTTCTTCGTCATCGCTCTGAATTGGGCTATCTTCACCTAACCCCATAACCCAATTTTCAAAACTTGCCATTGGGTCTTTTTCTTCAAAGGAGTTGTCATTAATTTCTTCGTTAGTTAAATTACCGACTATGTCGTCGTAGCCTATTGTATTCTCTTCTTGCATTAGTCTATAAAGTACCGGGAATACATCTGCCATTTCTTCATTAAATTTTTTAACAGTAAATTTTTCTTTAAAGTCTTCCATCATTTCGTCTGAAATTTCAGGTTGTTCTATTGCCTGGAAGTTTTCTACATAGGCCTCATAGTGTGCTTGTTTTGCTAGTTTAGCAATTGTTTCGCGTAAGCTGTCTAATCTACCTTGTCCACGCATAACAACTTCATTAGTGTCGGAGTTCATTAGGTCGTTACGTACAACATAGTTTGAGAAACTTTTTAGTTGAGCAATTTCTTCACTCATTTTAATAATGCTTTCACCTACAGCATCATAAGGTAAGCCGCCATTAGCAACATGACGTTGCATTGCTCTTGCTCCTGCTAAATGGATGAACGGATATTTAAATCTTTCGCCATCTTGGTTTTCAACAAACAATGCAGCAATGTTTCTACTTCTAGCACCCGGTGCCATATCATCCATAACTGCTTTACTATGCTTAATGATTAATCTAGTATCCATTAACTTTTGGTAACTCATTGTTTTAGTACCGTATAAGTTACTCTCATTCATAACTGATTCTCCGACTGGTTTAATTATTTGGTCTTTGTCAGCAGGTTTTGGACGGCTATGCTGACTTAAAAATTCGTAATCTCTTTTATCTAAATTATCTTTTGCAATATCGCGTGTATCAAATGCTAATAATCTACGCTTTGCAAAAGAGCGTAGTTCACGTAAAAACTTATACCAGTTATCTTTCTGTCCGTCGTCCATCCCTTCTGTGATTCCAGTAGAAAAATACACCTTCATACTATTTGGTTCTGCTAAACTGATACTAACATGTCCAATAGCATTTCCGTCTTCAGTATAATCGAAATCAAAGAAACGTGCGTCTTCTGGATTGATTGTAATTTGGCCGGTTTCTGCGCCTAATTTCAAACCTTGAAATCTGCTGCGTACTTTATAAAATAAATCTGTTGCAATATTGCTAGTCGCGTCCATAACTATATTTATCAAAATCCTGTGCTTACAAAGATCGGTAAAGGCATGTGTTCTTCTTGTATAGATTCGGTCATTTTTTCGTAAATTTTAGGATCCCAGTCTGCTAACACATCTGCCATTCTAATAATTAGCAAGAGTGATGATACTAGATCATCGTGTTCTCCGGTTTTTGCTCTAAAACTAATCCCGCTAGCAACAAATGTTTTTAATTCTGAAATTAGTGGTTTAGAATAAATTTCCATCTGACGGGTTTCTACAAGATTCTTTAATTTAGAACAGGCGGTGATTTTTGTTTTATGAGTAGTATTAAATCCTTTGCGGAATCTTCTAACGTGTCCTTTTCTAATAGGCTCGCTTAAAAACAACCCGTGAAAATTCTCTTCTCCGATATCATTAATTACAACTAGAGCTGCTTCACCTAATGTATTATTTTCTACCGAATAGTAAATTTGTGGATTTGGATTTCCCTTTTCAACGGCCGTTTCGTAAACATATTTTAATATTTCTCGCATATGTTTTACCTGCTGCTGTACGGGAGTTGTATTATGTCGCCATTCTCCAACCTGCTTCATTGCAGGCATTTCATATACTTGAATAGCAGAATAGTCACCTCCCGTTCCTAAACTAGGATCAAGAGCCACAAGGTAAGTTGAATGTGCATTAATATCTCTGTACCAGCGTGTTTGACCCATATTAAATTTAGGATCTTGTCCTTCTAATTCTGCAAGTTTTACTGCGTTAATTAGGGTTTCATCGAAGATTAGGAACTCGCATTCAAATTCACGACGGAAACGTTCTTCGCCAATCTTGGCTTTTTCTAGTCGTGCCCACTCTTCGTCACGATCTGGATGCTCTGTCCAGTGTGCAAAGTAAGGGAAGAATCCGTTCAGTCCAAGCCCTTCAGGATTTTCATTACCAAACTCGTCAAACTTTTTGTTTGCTTCTAACCATATAAGTGCGAATTGGTCTTCGTCCGAGTTTGGCGTGCTTGTAAGAATTGCTTTACCACCAGTTGCTAGTGTTGGTGATAGTGCTGTCCAAAACTCTTTGGCTTTTTCAGGCGGCTGTACGAACGCAAACTCGTCACAGTAAATCAATGAAAGCGATTTACCACGTCCAGTATTTTCTGTTGTAGTAGTTGCTTGTATTCTAGCACCGTTGTCGTATTCAATAGTGTTACGGTTATAACTATAAACGCCTGCTCGAACAAAGTCAGGTAAGTTTTCGTAACCAAAGCGATAACGATCCATAATGTCTTTAGCACCTTC